CTAGGTCAGGTGCAAGAAAACCAGACACAGGTAAATTTTACAACCCTGATACTGGGCAAATAGAAGAAAGGTGAACAACAATGACAGCATTTGAACAAGCATGGAGCCTTTTGAAAGCCAGAGAAGATGAACAACTCATGGGAATGGGTGGCACTTATTCTGGTGGTATGACAGTTGACCCTCGTGTGAGGTCTATGGCAGGTGTTTCAGCAGGTGATTTGTCGAGGTTTTTTCCTTTGCCAGATGACCCTGCTAAAAGGGAAGCAGAAGAACAAAGGCGAGCAGCCCAATTAGCCTTAGTTGGCATGGGACCTACACCTATGAATCCTTTTGCTCAAGACCGTTCTGGATTTAGGCCTACTAGAAGAAATATAGAAAGAGCGCCGTTTACTTCTGACCAAGGACTCACAAGAGAGCAGTTACAAGCCGAAGCAGCAAGAATGCGAGCAGAAGGGATGTCAGATGAACTGATAGCACAGCGACAAGCACAGGCTATGCTTGCTGATACAAGCGTTGCAGGTAGACCATTGCGTGAAACAGAATTAGCAGAAGGCTTCCAAAGTCCGGGTGAAAGAAGAGCAGATATTGCAGGTCTTACGGGTGCTGCAAGAAGGCAACTTGGCGGCGGTCAGCGAGGTCTTAGAATGGATACTTCAAGTATGACACCGAGCCAACGGCAAAATGTCGTTGATAAAGAAACTGGCGAACTCGGTATGCGCCGTAAGGTAAGGGTTCGTCGAGGTAATGAAGAAGGTATCATGACTATGGGAAGAGGTCCGGGTAGAAAGGGTGCTTTCAAACAAAGAAGTTTTGAGGCACTTGGTAGAAATCCAGACAAGCGTGAGTTCAAAACGCCTGAACAAAGGCAAATTGACAGAGATAGAGCAATGGCTGAAAGGCTAGGTATCGACTTTGTAGAGCCAGAAGAGTCTAAATTAGTTAGAGAGCCACGAAAATTCAAAGAAACACTCAAGCCGGGCAGTGCTGCTTACGACGCTCGACATCAACAGTTAGAAGACCAAGAGGAATTATTACACCAAATGTATAGTCAACCAGTTATCGACCCGAATACTGGTAAACTCGTGCCTAACCCACACTTGGGTATGGCGGAGAGGATTATGCAAGAGATTACAGAAAATCCTGAGCCTCCAACCTTTACTCCACGAGCCAGTATGCAGGGCGCTGACCAATTCCAAGGAGATAGACCTGTGTTCAGACCAAGCACTGGTCAGTTCTTAGGCCCTCAGTTTGATGAAAAAACTGGTGCACCTAAGATGACTTCCAGAGGCGAACCTTCGATGACAGGTATTACACCAGTAGACCTTGAAGAAATGGGTCGTCAGGCTATGGTGCCGACAGGTGAAGTAGACGAAATGGGTAGACCTGTCTTAGGTGTTGACCCAGCAATCCTGACCAGATATTACGACAAATTAGACGCAGCGCCAGTGACTGCTGATGAAAAGAGGGCAGTTGCTGACAGATTAAGAGCAACAACAGAAAGAGCAATTGCTGATAGACAAGCAAATAAGAATAGAGTTAGGCTTTAAGTGACACCAAAGTTCAAGTATGGTATCACTAACCCATAACCATGTTCTGGGACCTTATAGTAGGTTTATGCTTACTTGGGCTTTGCTTAGCATCTTACACATTGGCTAAGCGCTTGGAGACAGCGCAGTCTGAAATCAAAGACTTATCATCGATGGTCAGGGTTCTGAGATACAATGCTATGGAGGAATTGAAAAATGATAAGAAAAAGTAAGGGTAAACAGGCTAGTCCGGTCTGTCAATACTGCCACCACCATCCGACTAAGCGATTGTATATCAAAAAAGATAACGCTTTCAAAGGCTTTGCTTGGTTTTGCGTAAAGTGTGACCAAGTTTGTCGAAGAGATAAGTAATTATTTTATAATACAATAGTTACCGTGGTTTGGCGGTGGTGGTTTTTTTCGGGCGTGTTCACTTTCATTCACCCTTTAAGATTTCCAATCGACCTCTTGTGTGTTTTCTTCCATCACCGCCACCTTTTTCACCCATATTAGCGTAGCATGTGCATGAGCGATAGCCATATCAGCGATGACTGGTGGCTTTTGCTCAAAGATTTTACCTTCCCTAATCATTTTTCTAGCGACTATTTGAACAGCGTCGCTACTAGACTAAATCAGGCGAGGGCTGGTAAATCAGATGTTAAGTCTTACATGGGTAAGGGTGACAGGGACCACTACAATGAAAGAAAAGATGAGCGCTATAAGCCTAATCAAAAAATAAAACACAAGGGTTTTGGTAAACACACCCCGGAGGATGTCGCTAATATTATGGCTAATGACTTACTTCATGCCCATCCAGAATTATTAGAGGCTATGCAAAATGAAATACCTGCACCTGACCCTAAGTATGGTGAGACGAGCCCCTCTATGCAGTTTCATTTATTCAACACTGATGACGCTGTAGTAGATTCCAAATATGGATTGATTAGTCAGTTTAACCCAGTATTCGTTGTTGGAAAAGACGGTAAAGTTGGACTAAAGACAGTATTTGGTCGTCAAAGCCCATCATCGGCTGACAGACATACTATTAGGGTAACTTCTAGTGATAGCCCGGCACCCAGCCAATCAAATACTCACATACACGAAGACTTACCTTCAAGGTTTGATTTTAGAGAAGCCGAGCCGGACTTGTCTCGGTTTGAACAAAAACCTATAGAACAGAGAATGCCAAGACCTGACCCTCGACATGCTGAGTTAAGTAATATATTTTACAACATACCCAAAGGTTTACACCCTCAAGTTTTACAAAGTAAAAATATAGATGCTGAGGAATTCAATCAATGGAAAATAGATAATAAATTAGCAAGCGAACCAATGAACCTTGCTTTCCGTTTGCTCAAAAGACAAACAGAACTCGGTGAGTTTCACCCTGACTTCCCCTCTTCTTATGGACCTGTAACTGAATATCATGGCACTATGGATATGCCCGGAGTTATGCGAACAGGTATAGACCCCCCTGCAAAAAAGCGTAGTAAGAGACATTATCCTGTAGAAATGAGGCAAAATATTCCCGAAAAAGTTACCTATACTAGCCCAGATAGAGAAGCAGTAGAGCAATTCTTACAGCGTAGGGCAATGCAATTGGGTATACCTGATTCTAATATCGGTGTAGTAGGTGTTAGGTCTACTGGTTTGGATAAACCTTTCACACAAGTTGAATCTGGATTTGGTGGAGATGACATGTTGACCCATGTTAGAGCAGGCGGCATACCTAGAGATAGGCTCGTGCCTATGTAACGAACATCTTTTATTCTCAGACTACTTAGCCCGCACATGGTGGAGTTCGAGTTTTGTGACTGCTGTACTCCTGCTGAAATTAGTTTTGAGTTTCTCAAGTCTAAATCCAAACCGTTTCATGGCTACGACAAAAGTAAACATGCTCGTACAGGCGGTTTAAGTGCCAAAGGTCGTGCTAAGTTTAAGCGTGAAACAGGTGCCAACCTGAAAAGACCAGTCACAAAGAAGCCCAGTAAACTAAAACCGGGTGGCAAAGCAGCAAAGCGTCGTAAGTCTTTCTGCGCTCGTATGAGTGGAGTCAAAGGTCCGACCAGCAAAGGTGGTAAAATGACACCGAAAGGTGCGGCGCTAAAAAGGTGGAATTGTTAATGACAATGTGGTGGAACCTTCTAAAAGAAGATACTGAGCAAGTTATTTTGCGTGAGATAGAAAAAGAAGGTGGTGCCTTGGGTATGAAGAACCTAAGAGAAGTAGTACCTGATGAAGATAAACTAAAGTCTACACTTGATGATATGATTAACCAAGGTAAGATATTTGTTCATGAAGATGGTGATATCTATACACACAAACCCGAAGACCAAATGGAAAAGGGTTGTTCTTGTGGGCATTGTTTAGGCAGCATGGCTGCTATGGACTTCTTAGAAAAGAAGTTGTGCCCAGCAGGTAAAGCAGCAGCCAAGCGTAAATTCAAAGTTTATCCATCAGCCTACGCAAACGGCTGGGCGGTACAATACTGTAAGGGTAAGTTCCGTGGTAAGAAGAAGGGGAAGAAGAAATGAGTTACGCATTCGACGAATCTTGGGATTTGTTGTCCAAGTTAGATGGGTATAAACAACCGAAGCGGAGAATCTTAGTTCCTAAGATGAAACTTAGAGAGCGAGTTAATGAGCCAAGAAAGATTAATTTTACAGAAGAATATAAAAATTTGATGCGAAATTTGACTAATCAAAGTGCGAAGGGTAATAACAACACACAGATTTCTGCTGGTGGTAATGTAAACACTAACCCACCTCAAGAAAAAAGTGCTATGGATTTGGCTATGGAGGAAATTAGAGCAGCGCAAGCGCAGCGAGAAGCGCACGCAAAACAGTTTCAAGAAATGATGAGTGGTTCTTTTGCTAACGCTTTCCCACAGAATATATCTCAAGAAATGGCTGATATGATTGCCGCATATAAACTTGTAGGAATGTCTAATGAAGAGGCAACAGAATTAGCGAGACAACAGTTCGGTGAATAAAATGAATCACGCTTCTATGGAAAAGGCTTGGGCTTTACTCAAGGGTAAAGAAGATGCTCCTAACTATAGAAAGGCCACTGGTGACAAGAAGTGCGGTAACTGTAAGGCGTGGGACTCATCAAAGACTGACGACCCGATGACTGGTTATTGTGAATGGTATGACTTTATTTGTAGAGCAGACCATGTCTGTGATGCTTGGGCGGGTGAGTAAATGCCAGAGTGCACCTGTCATGATGTTCTTATTGTTAAGGACCTTAACAGGTGGTTCAAAGAAAAGTGGGTCGATGTATCTCGTAAAGACCCGAAGACTGGCAAGCACCCTCCATGTGGCAGGTCAAAGGCCAAAAAAGGAAGTAAAGGCTATCCAAAGTGCAGACCAAGCGTAAGAGTATCGAGTAAGACTCCAAAGACTAGTGGTGAGATGACTAGTGGACAGAAGCGAGCAGCGACTAAGCGTAAGCGAGCCAAGCGGCAAGGGGTGGGTGGAAAGCCGACAATTGTTAAGATGGTATTAGTCAAAGCACCAGTGAGTCCAGAGGCTAAGCGTCACAAGTTAGAGTACGACAAGAAGTACGAATCTACTCCTGAGCGTGTCAAGTATCGTGAAGAATTAAATCGTGAGCGTAGAAGAAGGGGTATTTACGGTCACGGAGGGCCTGATATGAGTCACACAAAGGACCACACTTTGGTTGCAGAAAGCCCTCATGCAAACAGGGCTAGGCACTTTAAGGAAAGGGGAACACTTAAAGGATAAGTAAATGAGCCGCCTGCCTGTAGCATTGACCGTGGAAGACTTTTGGGACACGCTACTTTATCACATGACTTTGGTCGCTATTGATAATGTTGTTAAGATGGAAGAAAACCTCAACAAATCAGCGACCCCAGAGGCATTATCCCTTTTGATGGAGGCTGCTGACAATTATCACTTCCTGCGACAGGCTTATCATGACAGATGCGGTGGCGAGATACATGTCGAGTACCTATGCGATTGATTCCGCATGGGGTATGTTACACTCTGACGATAAGATTGAGAAGGTTCTTCCTTTGTTAGTACCACTTGCATTCGGCGCAGGTGGTGCGTATGTGGGTGCGGGTGGTCAGTTTTTTGATGAAAAGGGTAATTTCGCTCCCGGTTTCAAAAGAGAGGCTGTTGCACAAGACCCACTTACTGGTGGACTTGCTGCCGAGAAAGAACTAGGGACTTCTACGGGTGCAAGATTAACGGGTGCTGCTATAGGTGCTACCCAAGCGTTCAATCCATTTGGTATAATGGGTAAAGTCGCTACAAAGCCTTTGACTACAGGAGCAAAATCAATCAGAGCCACAAAGGTGGCACAGCCTAAAGGTATTAGGCAAAGAGCAGCAAATCGTGTAAAAGATGTTCGGGCAGGAGCAATAGAAGTACCTGCAAGGGCGATTCAAAGAACTACTGGTTTTGCTGGTAGGGCTGCACAAGCAATTGGACAAGCAGAGCAATCCGGTGCACTAAATGCATTGGGTGCACTTGGGGCTGCTTATGCAGGTAGTAAATTACCACAAGCACCGACCACAGGTTTTGGCGCACAATCACAAATGGGTGCAGTAGGTGCTGCTCCAACACAAGGAACTCAAGTCAGCGGAAATGCAGACCCATATGCTTTGAGGGAGATATACAAACCTCAAGCGGGAAGTGCCTTTGAAGGGCAAAAAGAATTCGGTGGACTTGGAGTACAAAAAGGTGATAAAATGTTTAGAAAGAATATTGGAGAAGAATTGCTGAGCGAAGCGGCTTATAGGCTTCACAAAGCACATTGCGGTACAGAACTAAAAGCAGACTGTCCAAAAGGCTGCAAAGGCTGTCCTGAATGTGATGGTGATAATAAGAAAAAAGCCGATGATAAAAAGAAACCTGCCCATGGTATGGTTATTGTAATCGGCTCAAAAGCAGGCCCCGGCCCGTCAAAAGACGGTAAAAGGGAAAACCTCGACTCTGAGAAAAAGAAAGAGTGAATTTGAAGACATCACCCGTACTCCCATGTACGGGTCGGGGGTCAATCCCTCTCGATTCTCCGACCCGCCTCTTATTTTAGTTATACTTAAAATTTTATAGTATCACTTTATTTATGATATCAAAGGTGGACTGACTGAGAGGGATATCAGTGCAAGGCAGTATGGAAACCAATCGTGAGCATGACCAAGCAGAAATTAGACTAATGGGTCTTATACTTACTCAAGCGGTCAGTATAGGTATAGCAGTGGGCGTTTTTGACGCTGCACTGTGGATAGATTTAGACAACCCGACAACAAATGGTGTTACTTATGCAATGGCAGCATTTGCTGTACAGGGCTTAGCGTATTATCTGTTTAAGATGTTCTTTCAACAAGGTATGGATGAAAGAGCAAGAATGGCGGCGCAGGAAAGAGAGCGCAGAAACCGATATCGAAGTATGGAATTTACCTTTGACCGTAGGCGACAAGACATGGAAATGCGTATGCAAGAAGCCCAATTAGAGGCTGAACTCAAGTGGATGGAAGAGCATCCGGGCGAAACACCGCCTTGGATTGAGGCTAGAATGTACGGTAATGAATACAGTAGTGCTGAGTTTGTTCCAGAAACCCCTAAACCGAAAAATCCACTGACACTGGGTGTTGATTTTACTGAAGACAAGCAAGAAGCATCTGGTAGAGTTAGAGGCCCAGATGGTAAATACAAGAAAAAGGAGTGAACCTAAGTGGGTCGTATCTTCAAGACTCCCAGCGACGATGCCGTTGAGGAAACTTTGAGGAGCATGCACATAGCAAATACTGTAGATGTGGCTTACGAAAGAGGTATGGGTTGGGTTAAGGTAGTTATTTTTTCTACAGCGACGGCCTTTACCATTAGCGCATTTGAATATTATACTGATTGGAACCTATGGGAGTCTAGTGGTAATTGGTTGAAAGAAAAGTTACAGAGTTGGTCCAATTCTATATTTGATTGAGGTATTATTATGTCGGCGCTAGGTGGTTCTGCTCTTGTTGGTGGTGTGGTATTTGCTAAAGAGTTGTGGCATTATTGGAAACCAAGGAAGGTAGGAGTCTATGGTCCCACTACTGTTGGTAAAACCACATTGGATAGGTACATGACTACGCCGGGAGAGATGGAAGAGATACCTTTGGCAGACAGAACTAAACATTTTAAAGTACCCGGTATCAATCGTTTTTTATTACCTAGGCCAAGTAGAAAGCGAGTCACCTACAAGGGTGATACGAGGGTGGTGTATTCTTCTGACATTGGTGGCGAAGAGCGTTTTTGGAACTTATGGGTCGATGATATGGTCAATCGACAAGTGGAAGCAGTGGTCTTTTTAATTGACCATCGTAGTAGCAAGGGTGGTGAAGAGGCTGTGCAGGCTGTTGGTGGATTCAAATATCTTGTAGATGCAATTTTACACCGGCAGTATCGCTATCGCAAGTTTAAGGCTTGGTTCAAAGGTAAAAAATACGCACCTAAATTGATAATGTTGGTCGCAAATAAGGCTGACCAGTGGTGGGATGACCAAGCAAATGTACTTTGGCAGCAGCAAAGATTGGGCGAACATAGGATATTTGACCCTTTTAGAGAGGACTTAGTTAGACTTCAAAAGGCCGGAGTACCAACAAAGCGTGGTATGATGGCGACAAAAATAGGCTGGAATGTAGAAAATACAATGTTAGATTTACTTAGTTAGGTGATAATATGAATAATTGGGGATTTGGAGGGTATGGAAGAGTACCACAGGGCGATGCAAACTTAGCAAACATGAGTCAGGCTCATCTGGCTGCTTTAGGGCAACAGGGTAATGCTAGTCATGAGCAGTTACTTGAGATGCAGGCTGCCCAGCAAGGTATGAAAGAAGCCGCAGTTAAGCAGAATATAGAAGTACCAAAGGTCAACTTTTATCCAAGCAGACATCCTGACCCAAGAAAGGCAAGGAAGCAAGACATTAAGCAGGCTAGGAAGTTATTAACACCAACAAAGCGGGCTTGGTATAACCCTGTCAGATGGATATGGGGTCGTAAATATCGATACAATAGACAAAGCAACCTGTGCGTAGTCGATGGGTGTAACTGCGAAGAACTCATCAAATACGATAATTTGTATGCTAAGATTACTGATGAAGAAAACGGCCAAAGTCTATGGGATTTGTATTGGAGAAACCCAGTGACACAGACTCCAGAGCCGTTTGTTGCTAGAGAACAAGTCACTAATGGCTCAAAGATGAAGGGTACATACTGTCCTGAGCATCTTCACTTGTATCATTTATTGTGTAAGTGGGAACTAGAGGCAGATAAAGACCACAACAAGACTAAGACTGGCCTTAAAGAGATGATGAAAAAGGGGGTGTCCACAGTAGCAGTACCTATTTCTATAGTCAAAAAGAAAGACAATACTCCAGAATTTCTAAAGAAATACGAACCTTTCTTTATGGAACTAGAAAAGGATTCTAAAACGCAGCCCGGTATCAGTCTGATACACTACAAAAATCCAGAAACTGGAATCAACGACATAACCGCTATATATTTCGATTTGAGACTGTTCCAAAAAGAAATACTAGCGACTAACCCACAACTCAGTGATGCGATTGCTAATTTAGGAATCACTCAGAATGTCACCCCAAGTGCCGGAGGCTCGCTTGGTATGGCAGTAAATAATACGACCAATGGTGTTATCAATCAAAACACCTTGGAACAATCAGAACAGATGAGCCTCCCTCAACAATAGGTGATATAATGGGATTATTCGGAAACAACCAGCAGCAGAACACAGGAACTTTGAATTTAGGGGTAGGTCAATCCAATCAGATGCCTGCTCAAACACAAAATCCATTTGCTCCGCAAGGCGGAATGATGCAACAGGCTGCCCAAAATCCGTTTATGGCAGGCATGATGGGTGGTGCTGGTATGCAACAAGGTATGATGGGTCAACCTATGATGCCTCCAAGTGAAGCAGATATTATGCTGGCTTTGATGAAAAGTTTAGCACCTGCTGATAGGTTCATTGCGGGTACACAAATGCAAACATTACTACAGTTACTCAGCGATTTGGTCAGTTTTTCAGTCTTAGAGATACTCAAAAATGCTAAGTTTACCATCGACGAAGAAGGCGGTACCATGCAGATGGATGTGACAAGTCTGCCTCAGAATCTACAGACTATGAGTGGAGAGAATGTGTCTAACCAATTCAATGCTCTCAAGATGGCAAGTCAACAAAACATACAGAATGCCGAGATGCAGCAACAACAGATTGCAGCAATGGCACAGCAGTCTATGATGGGCGGCGCTTTGAGTGCTGCTCTACAAGATGAAGGATTCATGAACAGAGCAGGTACTGCTGCGGGTAGTTTCATGGGTAGAATGATGGGGATGAGATAATGATAGACAATAATCCACTTTACAATTTTTCAAGTTCGGCTATGAGTATTTTTTCACCAGTCAAGAGCGTCATCATCGACATGGTTATGGTTCAGTTACTAGCAATTATAGTTACTCTTGGACTTATATTAGTCACTGGTGCTGATAATCTAAGTAGTGACACTATGGCTTACTTAGTCGCTGGTTTGTTCGGCGCTTTCTTCATGCTCGGTGGTATCTACAGCAGAATTTCCAGCATCTAGTATCACTAGTCTACCCCACTTGCCAAGTGGACATTCGCTTGATGTAAGGCTAGTTTTTACTCTCATTTGACAACCGCACTCTAAACACCTGTTACTACTGTGTTCCCAACTCGGACATATCATACAGTGTTCCATTCTGCTTCTTTTTACATCATCTGGAACATACCTTCTCATTGCTATGTCTCTACCAGCCTTTGCTAAACTTCTAGCAGTTTCTATAGAAACGGGTACGCCCATAATTTTGGGTCGTATTCTAGGCAGTTTCATGCACCTTGCTTGGGGCTTCTTGTTCAAAAGGGTTATCCGTGTAAATGCTATGGGCCATGTATGGCGGGTGAGCGTCAGACTAAGCGGTCCTGTCCTTTCTGCCAGCACGAAGACCGTGATATGCTTGAACAGAACATCGTTGATGGTATTGCAGAGCCACGAATCTTAGACAAAGATATGGGCTGGAGAGCCAACACCGCTGAGCGACACATGAAGAACCATGCCGGTAGTTATCATGAAGGAGCAAATCATTCCTGTGTAGTCTGTACTAGTGATGACAGAGGTGAGTTAGAAGTTGCTTACTTTGAAGGTGATAGGACTACTGAAGACATCGCTACTGAATTAGGTTGTAGTGAACAATTGGTTTACAGACATATGAAGCATCATTTCCAACCTTTGGTAAAAAGAGGCGCTACTGCTGTAGTGGCTATCAATGTCGGTCAAGAAGTCGATATACTTCGTAACAATGTACAGGGACTAAACGGTAAACTTGCACAGTTTATGGCAGAGAGCAGTGTTCACGATGACGGAGTCATATCTGACATGGTAAAGTTACACAAAGAAGTAAGAGAGACTTTGAAAGATTTGACGACTTACCAAGAGAAATGGGCAGAACCAACACAGAACATCGCCAACAACACTATCAATGTGCTCAAGGTGGAGTTGAGTAAGGAGAGTCCTGATACTTGGAAGAGAATCAAAAAGAATCTCCTTAACTCTGATGATTTAGAACAAGACATAATGGATTTATTGTGAGGTGAAAAGTATGCCAATGACAGGTTCGGACACTAGGATGTACAGTCCTCGAAGCGAGTCTATGCTTGGTTACACCAAAGACGATGATGATTACAAGTATGGTGTTGGTGACCCAAAGGAAATGGATAAACTCCGAGACCAAAAGCAATCTCAAAAAGAAGCAGAAGAAAAGACCGACGACTTACCTCATCTTAAAATATCAATTCCAAAACCTGCTCCAGAAATGCCTCCGATGATGCCGGAAGAGGAAGAAGAGCCTCCAATGATGGATGACCAATTCAATGAAGGTCAACAGTTTGGTGCTATGACAGGGATGCCTGATATGGGCAATCTTAGCCTTGGTGCAGCAACTGGTACTATGCCAGCACCCGGCGGTATGCTTGCTACTGGCGAGCCAATGGAAGATGCTTGGTCTACATTGTTGAAAGAAGAGGGTGCATTTAATTTCTCGGTAAATGATATAATAAACACGCCTAGACACACATGGTATAGCCAAATAATGGGAAGAGATACACCAATGGTTGATACTTTAGTAGATAATGGAATAATGCCCGTTTTAGGATATGATAATCACCATTATGGCGACCCCGGAATCATAACTGATTTTCATGAAGGAGATGTTAGTGTGGATGACTCACTTCAAGAACTTATGAATCATAGAAATTCTTTGATGGTTTTAGATGCTAGAATGCAAGGTAAAGAAGATGCAATTCCGCAAGAGTTTCGTAATTATCACAATAATTTTGATGTCACAAGGATGATGGAAAATGAAGGTATACCACCACATATACAAGCGGCGCAACATTTAGCATTTTTATATTCTCATTTAAATTATCTTGGTCATAAAATTGGCCCTCAAATGGGTGAAGCAGATGATGATTTTAACATGAAATACGCAAGCGAACCAATGGAAGATGCTTGGTCTACTTTGATGAAGAGTAGATTGGATGATATGGGTCATTCAGAAGATAAATCTTGGAAACAGCCTCAGTATAAAATTCAACCCGGTGGTGCTGATATAAGCACTGCTACTAGTCGTCGAAGTAAATTACATTCTCGATTTTTAAAACCTTCAAAAAAGCGTGGGCTTGACAAATCACCTTTAGCAGTGCACAGAAGTCACTTAGGTATCGAAACCAAGCAACCACTCAGACTTTTCCCAAGAGGGTATGACCAACAAATGGGTACAATGCAGCGCCGTAAGTTGATGGGCAATGTTCCTGTTATGCCTGCTGGACACGCTATGGGTGCAGAGAGCGCTTACAATCCAAAATCACCAAGTATGGCTGCAAGTGCAGGGTTACCAATCAAAGAGCCTAGAGCGCCTCGACTTAGAGGGCAGGCTTTGGCTAAATCAGAACTACAACTTATCAAATCAGAACTTGAAGAAATCAAGAAGAAAAAAGATTACATGCAGTTTGCTCAGATTAGAAGGCTGCTTCGTCAACTCAAAGATGCTGCTGAAAGACAGGAGCGCAGACTCAAGGCTGCTAGTCAAGGCGGTCATGGTAAGAACAGAGAAGTAGGACATAGAGAAGGACAAGATAGCACAACTCGACCAGAAGGGGCTACCGAAGATATGGAGAACGACCCTAAGAACTGGGGAGCGCCTTCCACTATGTTTGCAGCCAGAGGTAGTGGGAGAGTGGGCTGATGTTTAGAGTTCACCAGCCCGCTAAGTCTTACTTTAGAAAACAGATTCAACCTGTCAGTGTAGCCTATATGCTTAGTGTAAAAAGTCCTTTAATAGCAAAAACTGCTTTTCAAAAGTTTAGAGGTATGCCGGGAGTAAGTCATCCTAAAGATTTCGTAGGTGTAGCACATTCTCCTTATCCAGAACATGCTATAACATCTGACATAAATACACCTGACCATCACCCTTTGATGCATAATCCAGAAACTGGTGAGTTGATTGGACTTTCTGCATTAAATCCTAAACCAAAGCATGGAGAAGCAGAGGGTATTAGTAGACATCCAATGGACTGGGCTATGAATGATTTAGATAAGAATTTTGGAAAGGGGGCTGGTAAAGCAATAATGAGAGAGGCAATTGCTTTGTATAATCAAAAGCACGACGATTATGGCGAAGGAAGTAATCATAAACTGCCAGAAGACCCCGAAGACCCTCTTTACAACAAGGTGTTTTTAGGACCACATTACAAAGATGATGTACAAACCCATATGAGGATGGTAAGAGGAGTTGATGAACTACCTGATGTAGGTCGGAGACCTGTGGTTACTTACTCTACTAACAAATCAAATGTTGACCACCCTGCTGCTATGACTGGAGATATAGTTGACGGCGGCTTCATTCACTGCAATAAAGAAATAGGTGAAGTTTTGGCTAAGTATAATGTCGACCCTAAGTTAATTAATTCACTACCTTATGTAAGAAGAAATACTCTAAGGGCCCATGAAATGACAAATGGACTTGTTGATTCTTACAATAAACATCAACTCGATGCCGCTTATAGGCATAACCAGATACCTACCCACATGATGCATCCTGAGCATAAAGCGGCTTTGGACTCGCAAAGGCAGCATCCTGAGATACACATTCACCAAATCCCATCGTTGTTACCAAAGGCTTGGTTTTATCCCGCTATGACTAAAGGTGGTAAAGCGAAGGCTGTCGGTAAAAATGACATAGGTAGGCTAAAATCCTTGTTAGACAACGCTGGTATAGATTCTGGAAAAATATCAGATGATTATTTGAATTTGTTAGCGACAACAAGAGCGTTTAGACTTATGCTTGGTTATACTCAACCCTTCAAACATTATTCTAGGGCTTACGAAGAAGACGAGGGTCCTAAAGGCGCTCATTCTGCTGCTACTAAGTTAGGTGGAGCGATGCTCAGAGAATTAGGCGCTAATCCTGACCATGAAGACATGCACATATATACCAGCCAAGCAAAAGCAGGTATGATGAATCACGATTTAGATATAAACCAACATGCTAACCATAGGGCCGCAGAGTTGGTTTCAAATATTTATTTTGTAATAGGTGAGAAAATGAAGAACGGTATGAGTCAAGAAGAGGCAACGCTCGATACAATGAATCATTTAGAAGAAATGGACCTAGACCATGTGGGTAGACAAGACGCTTATCAACCACACCCTGATGAAAACTTTGGTGATACTGCAAAAGAAGTTTTGGAAATGATGTTAGGTCACACTGGTCATGAAGCGTTCCAGTTTGGTGATGTACCAACAGAAGCAATTACATCAGGTATACCTCAAAGTATGCGAGAAGGCAATGCCCATTCTGCATTTGAAGAACACCATTATAGAAGAATGATAAACAGAAGTGACCTTGCTCCCCAAGCAAATACAGTGAGAACTGAACCCATTGGCTTACCTCAAGCAGAGGCACCTCCTTTGGCTTCTGTTACTGAACCATTAGAGGCACCTGCCCCGCTTCCACCACCTGCTCCCCCTGTAGGATTTGCGCCCGGACTAAGGCAAAGGCCTGCTAGTCCAGTTGAGAGTAGGTTTATTCAACAATACCCCGGCATGACCCAACCAGTGGGAGAGGGTAGAGTGAGTCGACAAACTATGTTTGACCCATTTACAGGTGAACTGATTACCACTTCTAACGATGTTCTCACAGGGCTCGATGATATTTTGAGAAAGATGGAACGAGTACAGGCTCTTGATGCTATGCAAGACGATTCTGTAAGAAAACTACTTCCTTCTGACAAGGTATCAATCAATTCATTCTGGGATGTCCAAAGAGTCGCTAAGAGCCTAGGTATCACCAGTGTAGATGTTCACGGCTTATATCAAAGCACAGGTGATTGGCACAAGGTTGCTGACCAATGGAATGTAAAACCTGATGTAGTAAAGGCCGTCAAGATTGCTTTTGGGGGTGTTTGATTGGACAAGGTGTTAGTTAAGAAATCAAACAACCAAGTCTTGGTTAAGAAGGCTGTCAGAGCAGTATATCCTGTTAGTGGAGGTGGACCTGTAATGATGTTAGGCGGCGGTGGCGGCGGTGGCGGCCCTCGTGGTAGAACTCTAAGAGAGCGAGCAGGTGGTGCGCTTGGTGGTCTTGTAGGAGTCGCTGGAGCGCTTACTGGTTCGCATAGAAGTCTTGGAGGATTGGCTAATGCTATGGTTTCTGGAGGAGCAACGGGCTCTCAGTTAGGCAGCGCACTTGGTCGTACATTTGTTCGTAGAAGAGGGCAAGAATTGGCTAACTTAAAAGAGGCAGAAAAAAGAGAAAATGCAAGGCTTGCCGCTGAACACAAATTAGAGTTTGGTGCTTCTGGATTCAGAGATAAACCGATAGCCGACCAAAGAAGAGCGTATCTAAGAGGAGTTGCTGAAAGACAAGCGGCGGAAAAGCAAAGTCAAAGAGAAGCAGATGCGGCTAGCACAGCATACGCCAGAACTTTCGGCTCAGAAAGAGGGGAAGAAGATAGAAACTATGCTGACATGATGAGACAGTTCGTTAGTGGAACGGGTATGGACCCTGCTAGAGCAGGTGAGTTTATGACTCAATTTGGTGAAAGAATAAATGTTATGCAAGAGCAACAAGCACCTAGTCAAGGTCAAAATGTTGCTGTAGTAAACCCCAATCAGGAAGATTCGGTAGACCAAAGGATGAAGGAAATGGCACAGTTACCACCTGCACAAAAATTCATCCCTCCTTCTCAAGAGGCACTAGATGCAGGTCCCGGTGCTGAAATAGTTGATATCGAAGACCAATCAGTTAGTGAGAATGATGAGATATTAGAACGACGATTGGCCAACATGCGACCACCTGAACAGGATGAAGAAGAGGAAGAACCAAAGAGGCCGCTTTTCTCTCAAGTAAGAGTCAGGCAGCAGGGACAAAGAAGTCTATTTGATAAACCGGAGTGATGAGATGTGGAGGGTATCGATGAACTGGTCAGGGACATGGATGTGGAAATGTCCCGTAAGTCATTCGAGTACTTCTTCACTGAAATCCTTGAATTCGAGTTCTCTGACCATCACAAAGACTGGTTGAAGGGCCTTAGTGAGAGTAAAAGATACTGTGTTAAAGCGAGCCGTGACCACGGCAAGTCTGTATTTTTCATGTCTTATGCGCTTTGGTTGGCCGCTTTCAAACCAAACACTCACATCATGATATTCAGTCACAGCCTTGAGCAGACGCTTGAACACATGCGGTTTATCCGAAATAACATAGAAAGCGCTGACATTCTAAAAGGATTAAAACCTACGGGCAAGCCTTGGGCTAAATCTTACTTTGAGTTCACTAACGGTAGCCGTATGATGGCTAAGTCGGTTGGTGGTGCTACTCGTGGTTTCCACCCTGATGTAGTAGTATGTGACGATATTCTTTGGGGTACTACTAGTTCTGAGTTACAAAGAGCAGCCGACTGGTTCTATACTGTTTTACTTCCGGTTCTGCACCACACAGGTAGACTGATGATGGTCGGTACACCGTTTAGTTACAACGATTTGTACGCTGAGTTAGAAGACAAGTCTGCATTTAGAGTCGAGACTTATCCGGCTATTTTACCTAATGGTGAACCACTTTGGCCTAGTCGTTGGCCACTTGATGCTTTGAAAGTACGAGAAGATTCTATGCCAGCGATTAAGTTCGCTCGTGAATATTTGTGTGAACCTATCCACGATATGTCAAGTATGTTCCCGATGACTTTGTTAGAAAAAGCCAGAGACAAAAATTTGGTACTGCTTGACAAAGCAGAAGAAGAGTTTGATGAAAATGGTCAATCATCTGGGGTATTTGGTCAGCACTTTGTAGGCTGGGACCCAGCGATTGCATCTGATTCTAACGCTGACTACACTGCTATGAGTGTACTTAGGGTGTTGCCGGGTAGTGAAGAAAAGCAACTGGTGCATGTACTTAATCAGAAAGGGTTGAGTGGTGCTGCACAGAAAAGACAGGTCATCCTACTCAACAACAGATTCCAGCCTGACCTAATTGAACTTGAAGGTAATAACTTCCAGCGTATGTTTGCGGCTGAGTTGCAGGATATGCGAGGAGATATACCAATCAAGACATTCATGACTACAAGGCAAAAGAAAGAAAGTATGTTCATGTCTTTATTGATGGCCTTTGAACAAGGTCAAATCAAAACACCTTGGGGTGATGAAAAGAGCAAAGAGTTCACTCGCACTCTCGAAACACAACTCAGTAGATTTGGTATGCAGAAGAATGGTAGACTAGAGTCTGTAGGTAGTCACGATGACTTGGCTATGAGTTTGGCTTTGGCTAATTGGGCCACTAAAGAGTTTAGGGGCTCTATCATCGCACTTGATGATTATCTTGAAGGCTTTGATGAGTGGTTCGGTGATGTATCGCAGAATAGAGTAGCGGGGGCTAGTTGGTTCACAATCTGATAAAGAATTATATTATACCAAAAAGTGGAGATAACTATGTGGCCGAGTCTAGGAATTGGAAACTTTACTAAATCTGTTGACATGGGTCACGAGACTTTGAACATCATTGCATCAAGCCTGACTACTCATCCTCATGTCGATGACAATGTTGCTAAGTCAATTGCTTCACAGACTGTAGTGTTCACTACAGAAAATGTACCTGAGACTGTATATGCACCATTTTGCATTACTGGTGAAGGATGGTTTGAGGACAGACTCGGTAAAAGCGCATCTGAGATTGTCAAAGAACTCAGAAAGGCCCGCAGGGTATTCAAAGAACATCGTGATGAAATTGACGATATCATAGACAATGTTCGTAAAATTAAGAGCATGGAAGTAGATGCAACTATCAAACAACTTGGTTGGGGGGCAGAATACGAGGAAGATATTAGAAAACTTGGTGTGAGTGAAAGGGATTTGAAATCACTAAGGTTGTTTGGTCAGACAAGAAAAAGTAGTTTATTAAGAGCCTGCAACTCTTGGGCAGCAGCAGAAGACGCACTTGCTAAGTTGGATGAGTTTGAGGATGTCTGGGGCGAAGAAGAAAAGTTTGCTTGGGTCAACGCTATGGAAATGAAGCAAGATGCTCGTAAGATGTGGAAGAATGCATTACATCAAATCGACAACCTTTCCAAAGAACAACAGAAATGGATGAGATTAGCAAAGGAAGAAATCACAAATCACGGTTCTATTTCAGCCAGAGCAATCACTGAAAACCTTATCGAAAAGGGCGTACCTCGACTTAATTCTAACAGACTATCCAAACTACTCAACATGTATGGTGAAGAAATAAACATCGTTAAGGCTCATCGAAAAGGCGAATACATGTGTTTGTCCAAGGAAGGTCTGATAATCAAAGACCCTTGGGCTTATGCCGCAGGCTTCCTCGATGCTGATGGCTACATTACTATTACAGAAAGGGGCGAGCCTAGGGCTGGCTTCATTGCCACTGGTGACAGAGGTAAATTGCATTGTGAGCAATTGCATAAAAACATAGGTGCTGGTGTATTACAAGTTGACCAAAAAGTATACAGCGACGGTCAACGGAGCCAGCACCGTGTTAGTTTCTACTCCAAAGATGATTTGGCTAAATTACTGGACAAAATCACTCCTCATTTGCAGATGAAAGAGAGGCAGGCAAAGGCTGTCATGGCTTTCATAGGTGAGAAAGACCCTGTAAGAAAAACTGAACTAAAGCGATTTGTTCAGTTCTCCAACAGAGACGGAACATCAAAAGGTGAGGAGTCTCTCCGAGAGTGGGGAGTAGACAGAGATACGGTCATGAGTTGGGCGGAGGGATTGTGATGGCAGAAGAAAAAGGTAGAATTGGTAGATTCCTTGAATCATTGGCTAACCCGTTTAGAAGAAGGAGTACTCCAGCGCCGCAGATGCCGCTTTGGACTACAGGGATTCAAGAGCCTGTATTAGCACAGGGTATTACTATACCAGCGCTTTATGCAGTAGCCAATGAAAATCTGATATTGAGAACAGTGTTGTCTACCTTGCAACAAGAGATATTCCGTAGAGGTTACTATTGGGAAAAGAAATTTCATAAGAAGTGTACATCTTGTGACGCTGAGTTTCAACATGATGTTAAGGAGTGTAAAGAGTGCGGCGATACTGAATTAGTCGGACCAGACCCAGAGCAACTAGTTTATCCAAGGTGGTTATTAGACCAAAGAAACTCTATGGAACAGTCTTTCATGGATGTGCTTAGAGAGATAGAATACGATTTGAATATTACCGATGATGGGTTTTTGATACTTATCAAAGAGTATTACATGGACCCAGAAACAAATGAGTTGGCTTTCTATAGAATCAAAGAGATTGTCAGAGGCGACCCTATCTTTATGCGAATTATTGCTGATAAGCGTGGAGTAAGAGGTGGTCGTTTCAAGGTATGCCCTATTCATCGTGACGAAGTTAAGTCTTATTCTGGCGAAGAAAAGAGTTGTGGTGTATGCGGGCATGAATTAGAAGATGTACATCATGTCAATACAGCAGGTTCTGGTAAGACACAGTACTATCTCAAAGGAGAAGTCATACATGTAAGTAAATACAATCCTAGTAAACTGTATGGTCGAAGCCCTGTATCCACCCTTTGGCGACAGGCCATGACTTTAACAGCGATGGACAACTACATGTACACCGCTTATTCAAAGCGTAGAATACCAAGAGGTATATTGAGTGTTACTACTGACAATCTTGAATCTATGAAGTCATTTTTCAAGTCAACCGACGAAAAGTTAGAGCGTGACCCGCATTACATACCTAAGATTGGTATTGAATCTGGTAGCGGTAGAGGTGGTATCAACTGGGTTAAGTTGATGGATAGCCTTGAAGAGATGCAGTATATTGCAGCCAGAGATGAGATGCGACAAAGAATCGCTGCTTTCTATGGTGTATCTAATGTATTCATGATGGACACTGGTAAATCTGGTGGACTGAATAACGAAGGTATGCAGATACTGGTGACTAACAGGGCGGTTGAATTTGGTCACAAGGTATACACTGACCATCTATTCCCAATGCTAGTGGAACAAATGGATGTCAGTGATTGGCAACTTACACTATATCCGAATGAAGAAGAGGATGAAGTTACTCGATTACGCCGTGACGAAATGGAAGTTAACATTGCACAAAGAATGATGATGATGGGTTACAAACCTGAACTCAAGGAAGATGCTAACCGTGACATCCGATTCATTTACAAGCAACCAGACCCGAATGACCCTGCTCAACAACCACCACCTCCGGGCGGTATGCCTCCGGGTGGAGTGCCGATGGGCGGTATGCAGATGGGTGGCGGCATGGGTACACCGGGCGCTTTGCCAAGTCGAAACATTAGTCCACAGGGGGCGGCTATGCTTGGCAGACAAGCACAGATGGGTATGGGGCAACCCGGTGGAGAAGGTGCAGGTTTGAGAAACAGGGGTCCCGCAAGTCCTCAAAACAGAACTAGCATGGGTGCAGGTGCACCGATGTCAAGCGTTCAGCAAAGAGGCCCTCAACCTAGTGGAATTCAGCAGGCGAGTCAAAGTATAACCAATGCTCGTAATCCTAGAGGGGCTTAGGAAGTTTAAAGTCAAGGAAGGTAGTGGAGATGAGCATGGACCTGAGAAAATTGGACCCAATGGCTAGAAAAATGCGTACTCATGTAGACGCATTTTACAAAGCGCTAGACGAGAATGATGGCTTTTCTGCAAGAAATCACATCAATGAAATTGTGAAATATGCAGATTACCTAAGCAGTGATGTTGAGTCTGCTGTAATGAAGCAAGACGATTCTATTCAAGGAGTCAATGACATCTACGCTGGCGGAGTACCCATCATGAAAATGTCAGAAGTCGAGACTGTTCACAAGGCAGAAGCAAATGTTTTGCCGGGAACAATCAGAACTTCTCGCTTTGGAAATATCAACCGCAGACTATCAAACCGTACACTTTGAGGTGAGTAAATGAGCGACGAGGGGGAGAATGTTGCTGAGAAACTCATGGGTGCTCTCATCACTAAGATGGAAAGCATGGATGCAGGTTTACAGATGTTGAAAGCAGAAAATGCAGAATTGAAGAAAGCACTTACTAATCCTGCAAGTCTTTTGAGAAAGGCTGGATTTGTATCTGCTAGAAATCGTATGCCAGAGGATGTCATGCCTGACACCTTTAGAGGAGATGCTGACGATGTACTTCTGAAAGGAGACAACGGAGAGCCTTTGAGCATACCCAAAACCAACGCTGACTTCCACAGCATGGATTGGGCAGATATACACGCACTTGCTGAGCAAGCAAAATCAGAAGGTGCAATTGGAAATGAATTAGGAATGGATTAAGATGAAACCTAGATTTGAACCTAGAGAGCCAGAAGTTGACAGATTGCTAAAAGAAGCAAAGAAGTTAGAAGAGCGTATTGCTAAAGCAGAGCCTAATTATTCTGGACAAAAAGAAGGCTCAAAAGAAGGCTACGCTCGATTTGAGGCACAGCCGTCTGGTGTACCTAATGCTTTTTACAACACAAACAATGTACTACTTGACGGGGTAGAAGATGTTGCTAACAAAGGTGCAATATCAGAAAGCAGTGATGTCTTGACGAGAACTTCACCTTACTACCCGACTGCTTTCAGTACAACAGGGGCTCTTGAAAACTTCAAAGGTGGTGACGGTCCAACCTTAACAGAATTGAAGAAGTCTATTGACCGACTATCCAGCCGTCTAAATTGAACGGCTGGTGGTATGGATGATAGAAGGTCACTACGATACCTTTGATAGGGCTAAGTTTACCTTCATAGAATCTATTTACGACGGTATAGGTAAAGCAGATGCTGCTGCCGAATACTACTTTGCTAGTCTTAACTTACAAAGACACGGCTATGATTTGAACAATCAAGACGAAACATTGCTGAAAATGGCGAATATTATTTTGAAAGAAGAAGTAGATTTAGAGCCAGATGAGGCAATACATGACCCTTGGTTCCCGCAATCTCAATACTTTACTGGTGAAGAAACGGTACAGAATCCTTCTTTACAGCCTTCGAGAGTCGTCGCACCTGAGCCGGGTCAACCTTTCACTGGTGCTAATATCCAAATGAATCCGGGTGACCCTAACAGTGATTCTCATCATGACATTGATTACTTTGGTTCAAGTCTGTTTCCTTTACACGGCGACAAAATGGCTGACCATGTTGCTGGTTTTTATTTAGGTGATAAATATGATGAAAAAACCCATTCTGAAAAATCAGCACATGTAGAAAATAAGTTCTTCAACAACCATACAACTCCTAATGAAGAAGAGCACCTTGAAAGTAGTTTTCTAACTGATAGGGCTCACTATGGAAAGTTAGCCGATGATATGACTAATCATGATATCTATCAAAGGCACTTTGATGATTGGAAAAGAAAGAATGACCCGTTAGTAAGATTAATGACTGAACAAATGCATGCACAAGGTGTATTTGATGATGAAGAAATAAATCACAGACTTGCTATAAAGCATATGGAGGAAGCCAAAGAAGGTTGGAAGGACAATCTAAAGTTTACTGATTACCTGCTTGGCTTGGAATGGACAACGCCAGAGGAGCGACAAAAGTTATATGAGCATCTTATAAAACACGGTGGTAGTAAAAAAGATACCCCTTTAAAACTTAGAGGTGGTAATGATTGGATGCCTAGATTGATTGCTAATTTCCATCAAAGATTTGGACCTATATACGACCATTGGATAGGTAAGGCTCACATACCGGGCTTCAATACTAAGGCTAGGAAAGAAAGAATGCCATCTAAAGGTAGAGAGCCGGGTCCGATGGAAAATAAAGAAGCATTCAGTGCAGTAGGACAAGATGGTTTTCAAAGAGCCTTAGAATACGCTCAGCAAATGGGAGCATTGGATGAAGAATTAGATGTAGGTAAAATACCTTTTCTTCAAGAAGATACTACTGATGATGGTAAGTATGTTGTAAGAGGTCTGCAACTTAGAAAGCCGACTAGAAAAACAACTGAAATGGTTGGGGAAACAGCAGGTTCTGATTATAGAACTTTACTTGCTTTGCTAGGTGCGGATGAAAATGGTAAATTACATGCTGCTGGCCAACATCCTCTTTACAAAGAAAATTGGAACCCAGAAGAAGGGCCATTTACTCAAGAAGAAGTTGATAAAATATTAAGAAAACGACTTTCTTTAACAAGGTCTATGTTTCCGGGTATTATAGGTAGAAGAGAAAGTAATGTGATGTATGCTCCTTATTTAGATGAGGATGATTATTATGATTATACTGATGGTTTAAGTCATGATTCTTTAGCAACTTATTGGGGTATTCCTTTCAAGGTTGGTGGTATGGATAAGCATCCTCAACTACTATTTGAGTTACTTCATCGGGCGACTTTACTTCATGGTAAAAATCATTTTGTCCCTCCATCTAAGCGGATAAAAGAACAAAGTCCTACCTCAGAAGACATCTATGAAACTGCATTTACCGAAATGGCAGAAGGGCCCAAAGAAATGGATACTGGGCCTTATGGCGAAGATTACCCAATCGACCAAGTAACAACAGACCATGATGGTTACGAACACAGTCTTTTCTTCATGCATCATCCAGAAAAAAATAAATTAACTCATAGGTATATGTTAGAATTAGACTCTGATGACCATTTAGAAAACAACATGGCTAACTTCCTTGCTCCTTTTGCACCTAGACCATTAGAAATTGTGGAGTCTAAATTTAACAAGGATGATAAAAGAAATTTACAATTAGACTTAGGCAATCCCCTTTGGTCAATTAATATCCATTCTCCCGGTTCTGCTAATCGTCGTAATGAAGCAATAGGTATTAATAATAATTTTAGTCGACATGCACAGTCGCTTGCCCCGGCATTGACTAATAAACTGTTATTAGATGATAAATTAGCAACCGACAGAACAGACGACTCTTATTCAGAAAATATAAATTCTAAATTAATAGGAAATAAGGCTGGTCACTTTAAGGTACATCACCCTTTTACTTTTCACGGTGGTCACGACCCAGACGCTCGAATGAAAGATTCTTCTTTATATGGTGCAATTATAGCAATGCATAAGCATTTGTCTGGCCTTCCGGGTACACCCATAGATATAGGTGGTAGAATTCCTGAAAAAAATTTACCTATGAGCAAGGATAATTATATTCAGTTGACCAATCCAGAAAATTATGAACATATGACTTCTGCAAACCGAAAAAGAGCAAAGGAATTGGAAAGGAGAATAAAGGAATTAGAATTTCAAGCCCCTGACTTTGAAGGTGATGCTAGTCAAATAATTGAAAACAAAATTATTGATTTGGAAGAACAGTTATCGATGATTCCTACAATTGACCCCAAAGAATTTGGAAGTCAAAACTTTGTACCTACACATATTCAGATGTTGAAGGACAAGTTAAATTCTGATGACCAAGCCTATGCACAATTAGCAAAACGAAAAGCCGCTGAGTTTCCAGAACTATTTGATAGAAGTCTACCTCCAGACATAATCGAGGGCAACCTAAGACAGTTTGCTCGAATGCTAAATGATTATTTCCATCAGGCTCCATCAGAAGCACACGGCTTGAGTTCGCTTGCATCAGTTGACAAATTAAGTGATGCAGAGATGCAACGAAGTAATCCTATGGCGGAATCTGCTAAAGACTTTGCTCACAACAGCGATGTCAAGTTTAGTTATGTTGACTTTCTAAGGGGTGGCGCAAATCGAGAGCGTTACGCTGCAAAGTTAGCAGAAGATTTGGGTTTAAATCCAGAGGACTTCCACACTCAACAAACCATGAAACATTTTCTCGAAGATGTAGTGAACCCCATCATAGACGGTATGCTTAGTCAGGGAAGGGATGATGAATTATTTGATTTGGAGATTCCAATTCAAACCGTTGGTAACTTCGCTAAACATCACTTTAAAATGGCAGATATAGATTTTAATAAAACACTTGAAGATATGAGAAGAACTCGTGGTTTTAAAGATAAAGGTAAAGACCTAAAAAGAATAACTGCTCAAATTAAACAACAATTATTACCGCACATAATAGGTGGTGGTGGAAAAGAAAAAAGAGGGAATAAAGGTAGAAATGACGCACTAGGTATGGGTATTCATCATTCTGTTAATCCTGATGCAAGAATGCTTGCAGATTATAAGGAAGAGTTAACAAGATTACAGACATTAAGAGATAAAGCGTTTACTGGCCCTGCTAAAAATAATGCAGTTATGCAATATAACAACTACAAAGATAACATGATTAAACCTACTTTAGGTTCAGCCATGTCTAAGAATAAAGCAAAAATACAACAAAGACATGCTGAAATGTATGGTCCTTCTTATGTTAGTGGTAGACATTTTCAAAGTGTTAATGAATCTTATAGAATGCAACAAACCTTAGATTCTCTAATTTATAGTGACCCGTTTATTGAGCCCGGTGCTGCTCCTTCTTCTGTAGAAAGTTTTGAAAGCGGGTCAGAGGTCAGGCCAATAGAGCCAGTTGGACCTAACGCTACAAATATAGTCCCTTCCACTTATAATGCTCCCAAATATATGATGAGTTACGGTCATAAAGTACCTGTTACCTTTGATTACAAGATAGGTAAAGACGGGAAGATAGATATAATCCCACTACCTGAACCCAAACGAGAAAGGTTAGTTCAACCGACAATGGCTATATGGGGGGCAGCAGGTTTGACTGATGTATTATTTGGAACTGATTGGAGACAATATCATATAGATGAAGACCAGTCTACTTTGTCAAGACATGGTAGGAAAGAAGATAATAGAGCCTTCGCTAAGTCAGAAGATGTCAACTTGGCAACACTTACCAATCCTGACATCATCCGTAAAGAGATAGGTAAAGGTGTTCCTATCCTACAACCGATGCATCGTATTTTTGAATTGGATGACCTTGAACATCTGCGTGGCTTTACAGGAGACTGGATAGTATCTGTTATGCCAGAAGGCGAAAGAGGCTTTGTCAAGAAAGAAGATGATGATGTTACTTCAACTAACTTTACTTTGTCAGATGAAGACAAGAGCAACTTCAAGAAAGTAACTGATAACGATTATCATTTAGATGTGTTTAAGACCGAAGAGGGCTACTATATCTTTGATGTTCTCAAATATGACGACAAAGAAGTGCATGATGTACCTATAGATGACCGAATTAAGATACTTAGAGGTGGCTTGGAAGGTGTTGAGAATGTTCATGTTCCGAGTGCTAGTGATACCAGACTTACAGATGACGCTGGTCTCAAAGTCACAGTAGAGGACTTGCAGAAAGAAAATGAAAAGTTGCTACTTCGTGATGCTAAGTCAACCTACATGGCTGGTGAACTGCGCCATCCTAAGTGGGTGCTGCTCAGTCCGGGCAATGATGTTGTGCTTAGAGTATTAGAAAGAAGAGGCAACGGCCCTTACACCTATCGATTAGGTACTGGCCCAGTTACTAAAGACGAAGAGTTAGGTGATAGGGCAGTAGAATCTGATGGTGAGATTTACATGGATGTCGGTGCTGCTTTCGACAGTGATGAAAAGTATAACGAAGGCGACCATGTTAGAGTCAATGTCAGTAATGTAGGCGAGTCAGAAACAGCCGAAGGGCAAAAGTTGTTTACTGTAGCGGGTTCTAAAATTGAAGAAGAAGCCGAGGGCGAAGGACTCGTTAGCCAAGAAACTCTCAGCCTACTTGCTAAGGCAGAAGATTCGCAGTGGCTGTGTGAAGTCTATAGAGCAGGTAGCGGTATAAGAGTAGTTATGCCACAGGGTGATGTCGTATACAAGTGTACACAGTCAGGTCAGTCTTGGACAGCGCACAGCCCGTTGGCATCTAATGGTTATCTGATTCGTATGTCTGAAAGTCAAAGACCTTACTGGGCACCAGTCGCTGGTGCTTTACTCAAGGCCGATGTACAGATAGCCGCACCTGCCGAAGAACAAGAGGATAAGGCTGAGGTTCACGAAACAGAGGGTCGAGGGAAGCCTCTCATCCCTCCTAAAAAGATTAAAGATTCTGAATGGTGGGCTAAGCAAGAAAAAGAAAAAGTGCTTGTCAAGGGCTTACAGTTAGTAGAAAAGTTGCTCAAAAGCGGAGCAGGTGCCGTAGGTCAATCAAGTAGTGGTACTAAGGGATTAGGTATTGACTACGCTACCCCTATAGAATCACCTATGGGACCTACTAACTTACATGACAAGAAGACAATGCCTGATTATGATGTTAGGGATATGGAAGAAGATTCTTCTATAGATGAAGAAACTGAGGCAAAAGACAAGCCTAAACACATGACTGTGCCTACAGATAAGGGTGTTTTGGAAATAACAGAGGACTCTGCTGTTTTCCGTACTTAGTTAAATAGTATGAGTGTCGTCTATAGAAACGATGACAGCCAGTTCGATGCTGAGAACCTCTCCGGTTACTCACAATGGTAGCATCAATTTAATCAAGGCTGATAATGACTTGGTAATCGCTGGATACGCATCTGTTGAGATGGTAGATAAGCAAGGAGATTTGATTACCAGAGGTGCCTTGAAAAATGCTTTTGGCGACTTCATGAAAGCAGACGGCTACCGAAATGTACAACTTGCTCACTCAAACATACAAGTTGGAAGTGTTATTCCATCTTACACTGACTCTGATGGTAGAGTTTGGAAATCCGGTGTCGATGATGCTGGTATGTTCGTAGTCATTAAACTACGAGATGACATAGAAAAGGCAAGAGAAGTTGCCAAAGAGATTCGCAAAGGAGCCCTTAGAGGTTTCAGTATTGGAGGACAAGCATTCAAGAGAATGCGAAAGAGTGACCAACAACATGGTGACTATACAGAAATCTCCAAACTGGAACTACATGAGGTCACCATTTGTGAAAAAGGTATTAACCCGGAGGCGACATTCCGTATATTGAAGGAGGATATTGATATGACAGAAACAGATGCAATGGCAGAATTGTCAAGTGTGTTGGACAGACTAAATGGCCGCCTAGACGCAATGGAGAAGGGCGAAATGCCAGCAGGTCTTAAAGAACACATGGAAGACAAAAAAGACGATAAAGACGAAAAAGACGAGGCGAAAGAAATGGCTGATAAAGATGAAGAAGAGAAAATGTACGGCGCTGACCACAAAGGCGAACATGACGGAATGGCAAAAGGAGAATACTCCGATGTTATTTCTAGTGAATACCTAAACTGGATGGAAAACACCTTGAAATCACAAGGTGTCGACATTAGCGGTGCAAGAAACCACTTTGATGGAATCTCTAAGGCTAATCTAGGTAGCACACCAGAACAAATTGGTGACGGTGCTGATTACTTCGCTGGACAAGTAAAGGGTCGAGCCCAAGAAGGTGGCTCTCCTTCTACTAACGCAGTCGGTAAAATTAACTCCGGTGGCGGTGGAACAGTAGCAAAAGGATACTTGCACCCAAGTGCAGTCTCTCCTACTGATGTAGAAGCAGCCTACGAAGTTTACAAAGCAGCGGCTCTTGAAGAACAATTCAAGCACAACCTAAGCGGCGTATTCGCTGACAGACTAAACAAAGAACTTACTCAAGAAGCACAAGCAAGAGAAGCCGCTTCCTTTGACGCAAGAACACCTCTTGCTAACATCGAAAAGGCTCTGTCTGACTTGAGCAACAGAATCGATAACATTTCAAGCGCTGCCCCAGAATCAACAATTCGTAAGAGCAGTGATATGGCTAATGTAGAAATCCCATCTACTGAGGCACTTGGAAGCATGAGTTGGGATGAAGTTCACCGACTCGCAGGGAGTGTATTTACCAACTAAGGAGGAATATGAATGGCAAGAAATTATATGAGAACAGTAAATGATATGGAGCGCTACTACTACGGTGCTGGACAAAGCATGGGATATTCCTACACAGGTTCAGAACTATTGAAAGCAGATGCTCCTCTATTGAGCACAACAGCAGGAACATACCAAGCAATCTACGGTAGAAAAGTATGGAGTCAGTTGAACCAAGAGTTCAACGCTTTCTCTATCCTACCTAAGAAGCCATGGGACAGAAGTGGATGGCGTGTAGTAACCGCTAAGCCTTCTGCTACCGTTGGCGGTGGAATTGCAGAGAACGGTACTCTACCTGAAACTCAAAAGCCAACTTTCCAAAATGTTGCAGCAAAGCCAAAAACCGTTGCTCACTCATTCGACATGTCTGAAGTAGCAATCTTCCTTAACGACAAGGATGACGGTCTAGGTGACATTCGCTCAGTATTGAAAGAAGAAATGGGCAAGCACCACGCAGAGATGATTAACAAGATGCTACTTAGAGACGCTGACAACCCAGCAGGTAATGATATCGAGTCACTTGACCGTGTCACCGCTGGTCACGCTGGTGGTCTAACTACCAGTACAAGTGCAATTGCAGACGCAACAGGTCACCTCAGCGCAGCAACTGACTTAGATATCTATTCAATAGACCGTGAGGCTAACGCATCATGGGCTAACGCTGAGATGTCAGTTAACGGTGTTGCTGGTACCCCTACCAACAGAACTCTATCTCTCGACCACTTTGATGAACTATTCAGAAAGATTTGGCAGAGAGGTGGAAATCCAAAGGTTATGCTAACTGGATATGATACTTTAATGAGACTTCAACAACTACTACAAAGCCAACAAAGATTCATGGAAGAAAAGAGAGTAGTCCCAACTTACAACGGTGTTAAAGGTGTACCGGGTATGGAAGCAGGTTTCATTGTAGCAACTTACAATGGCGTACCTATCATTCCATCCAAGGATGTCGAAGCAGACGGAATTAGCAGAGTTTACATGCTAGATACTGACTACCTATACTACAGTACTGCTAAGCCTACACAATACTTTGAGTCCGGTATCGAGACTGGTGACCCATTCGCAATCAACAGATTGGGTCAGGAAGGTCTTTACCGAACCATGGGTGAGATATGGACAACTTTCTTTGGAGGTCAAGGTTCTATTCGTGACCTACAATGAGGATAACATGGAGAATAAAATATTAGGAGATGATTAAATATGGCAGCAATAACATTAACAAAAAAATCAGGAGACGCAGGTGTATACGAAAACTTATTTGAGTTGGAATTATATGCAGGAACACTAGGTAGTGATACAAACTGGCTAGATGGAAACTCAGGTGGTTCTTATCCGGGTTCACTAACAGGCTTTAACGCATCTAACTCAGATGGAAAAGCGGCACCGGGACTTAAACTAGCATGTTTCCAAGTAACTACAGTAATGGCAACAGGTGATGTCGCAACTATTGGCGGTGGAGCAAGTAAGATACACGCAGTAATATGTGGTTCTAACGGAGGATTAGCAGGTGTCGGTGCAGTAATTAGCACAGAGACAAACACTAACGACTCGTTAACATTTACCGCAGGTGGTACACCAGTAGTTCCTATGAATTTGTGGGTAATCTGTTCTTGAGGTGAGGAAACTTGCCCAAGATAACCTACATAGGTTCTAACCCTTATCTCAAATTGCGAGACGACACAGAAATGCATCGTGGCGAAGTTAGAGAAGTTTCCCAAGAGTGGCTGAACAAATACAGACACTGGGCAAGACAAAAGGGTCCTAAGAATCTACTCATAGAAGGCGACGAAGGTGTCACAGTAGACGAAGGAAACGACGGATTACCTGACGAAGGTTGGACTAAGAAGGATATCACAGGATGGCTAAAAGAGAAAGGAGTATCTATCAAAGG